ATCAAACGGCGTATCTGACCTCGCGCCACAGCTTCGAGATGTTCTGCCACAGCTTCAATAGGCCAACCGTCCGTGAACGGCACACTATCAATATACCTCCACGAATTTTTCAGAAACTCGTACAGGCTCTCTTCGCAGTCAGCCCGATCCAGTTCTAAAATCTGCCGCTCGTAATCAATTTTACGGTCATCAATAGATAATATCCGCATACCAACCCCCACCCCTCTTACACATATTATACCATAATCTAATACATGTACTCCTACCCTTTTAGGGGACCCGTGCTATAATCAAAATAACCAAAACGGGTGGTTCCTTTTGGGGTTTCGGATACAATCAGGGTCATCGCGGGATGCTGCGGTGACCCATTTCTTTGGCGCGGTAAGCCGTAAAGGGACCCGTAGGCGCTATTTCCATATAGGGTAGTATAGGGGTAGGGACCCAAAAGGGGACCCATGTCGGTACAAAAAAGGGACCCACGGCTATAAATTTTTTTTACCGGAGGGGTATCGATAGGGGACCCGTAAGAAGTTTGAAAAAGGGCACCCCCCGGCGATTTCTAAAAATAGACGTATAGCGATTTGGGGATTTGGACCTTTACCTTGTTATACCATACCAGTGAATTAGGGGGTGGGGAGGGGGTCATCGGGGTACCTTAACGCGCAAAAAGCCCCCGCCGAAGCGGGAGCTAATTCTTATTTGATTGTTAACACCAGCGTTTCGCCTTCAACCCGCTTCTCATATTGACCCTTCAGTATCGGGCCAATGAATTCGTCGGGTATACCAAGCGCCGCGAGTAGCTCGCGCTTGCGCTTGTGCTGGTGCTTGCTGTGGGCCATGACCCACTCGAACACGTTGGGGGTGTAAATCCATCCAGTGCTGTGCACGTTGAGCGTTGTAGCCATATCCAATCCCCTTGGTTGTGCGTCACGGGCCGCCTAGCGGGGTGCTAGGGCGGGGTGGCGCGATTCACATATCAAACAACATGGCTACTATGGCAAATTGCCAGACCCTTGTCTATCCCTTTTTTATTATACTTTAGTCTAATATACTTTAGTCTAATAAGGGCGGCCTAGTTGTTCTGCATAGAGGAACGCCTCCAGACTGGCAAATCGCCACCCGCCAAGGGTGAGGGTGCGGCGGACCGCCATGCCTGTCAGCAGCCATCCTAGGGCATCCTAGGGGCATAGGCCTCCAGCTGGTCGGGCTGCAGCTGATTACCTGTAAAGACCGGCTTATACTTTAGTCTTACGACTTTAGTCTATTAGACTAATTGCTATATGGCAATCTGCCATAGGGTTTGCTAGGCTATCCTTGCTGTTTGAAAAGTGAATCACCTTAGACCCGTTCCGCATGTCGCGGCGCGGCGCTTGGTGTTTCACGGTATAGAAAGGGTAATAAAATGATGAAAGATGCTTTTTCCGATATCGTTATGGCCTTCAACCGCTATCAGGTCGCTATTGAGACACTGGAGGCGGAAGTCGCCACCCTCAAAGAGGCCGTAAAGATTAACAATCTCCGGCTGGTAGAACTTGAGCAGGGCGGCCATAACGACACTGACCTCGCCGAACGTATCGAGCAAGTTCTAGAGACTAACACCTTTGACGATTTGCTAGAGCGCAAGGTCGATGATGCCATAAGCAGCTACGACTTTAGTGATGCAATCGACACCGCAATGTCGGGCCGCGAGGTTACGATTACGCTGTAAGAATAGGGGCCGGAGCAATCCGGCCCTTTTTTTCGCGCCAAAGGGGAAAACAATGCAAAAGCTTGTCTCATTAGAAACCCAAGCCGCTAGCTTGCTAGTGGATTTGATCCTTGCCAGTGGATTGTCAGTGTCAGTGTTTGACGGTGAAGAATGGACCCTAAAAAGGTCGACCAGTGGAACGGCCATTAAAGAGGCCCTCGAAACCACCGGAGAGGATTATTTAAAGCTATACGATGCCAGTGGAACATATGCCGGATGGTTGTACCTAGTTTGGGGCAATAGTGCGCCGGAGCTAGTGGCCGATTATTCAGCCAATGAAACAGTGGATGCCATTTGGAATGAATGGCACAAGGCAGTGGACCAGTGAAACAGTGGCCGGAGGGGAAACCTTCCGGCCTTTTTTTATTCCGGCGTTATATCTTTGGCCGTGGCTAGAATTTCCCTTAGTCGGTCTCTTGCCCCTCGGTCTAACCTGTCAGCGGGAATGACGGTTGTCTCAATAGGTCCGCCATCCGGCCCCGATATATAGGCCTCCAGCTTGTCGCCGTACTTCTTGGGGTTCAGTTTCCCGCATAGGCGAAACCTAGCATCTATTCGGACCTTTGCCCTGCTAACCGCTACAGGGTTCAAAACAGTCTTACCGTTTCCCTCTTCCCCCTCTTCCGGCGGCAAGGTGACGATATCCCGACTAGTGTCATCCGCTATGTCTATGATCGAGTCGAATAGGGAGTCGGCCTGTAACTCTCTTGCACGGGCGTAACTCTTTACGAATGGCGGATTGTCATTGAACCATTTCATGACAGTAGCCTCGCAAGGAAAGCCCTCTTGCTTGCATATGCTAGAGAGAGACTGCCCTAGAGCTATTCGGGTGCATATTTCCATTGCCTTGTTGGGGTCATAGGTAGAGGGTCGCCCCGCTTGTCGCGCCAATGCTATGCCTTGCTCGGCTCTAGCCTCACCCTCGGCAATGGCTACCCTTTGCTCGGCCAAGGTTTCACGACTAACCCTCTCCCGTTTTTCAGCCCTTGTCTCTTTAGGCATGGCGAGGGTTTCCATTACCTCTAGCGTCTCTAGCTTATCGGTCATTGGTTACCCCTATAACTTGGGTCGATATCTTGCGACCCCCAAGTATCAGGCCCCATGCTATCCCGTACCCGCAAGGCCCTAGCCCGCTCATAATAGGAAAGCGCCAAGGCCCAAGCAATGACTAGGGCCGGAAAACCTACTATCGCGCCAAAGGCAACCGCCGGAAAAAGCCAAGAATCAGTCATATTGAACCCCTCTAGAAACACTCTAACCCATTGGCAGGAAAAAGAAAAGGCCCTTTTTAAGGGGCCTTCTAGTTTGCGCTGTTTGATGGGGTTTTTGCTTCTTAGTTATTCCGATACTGTACAACCCGCGCCGCATTATTGACCCGCGCTTTTGATCCCCTCGGGTAGCACATATTAAAAACCGCCTCGGCCTCTTTCTCGGTCTCGAAAACGTAGGGGCCGCCATTGCTAGGGCGCAAGGGTCGCCAAATTTCAACAACCGCCCCCGTGCTATCAACCGTTTTAATTAGCACCTCAATTTTAAAAACCATAACCCGCCCCCTTAGTCTAACCGCGACCCTGCATAGCTATCAAAACCCGCTTCATTGAAAACCGTAGCCATTGCGCTAGCCATTGCCGATTTGCGTTCATAGCTTTGCCCGAATTCGCTAACCCAAATCTCGGCCCCGCCGTAGTAAGACTTGCGAGCGCGACCCGATTTTAACAGCCAATGGCCGAACCCCTTGTTAGCGGCCTTTACGACAACCCAAGCAAATCCGCACATGCCCGACTCCTCGACCCATGTCTGACCCGTAAAGGAGTCGGTTATACGCATAGCGCGGGGGTTATGGTTTTGACCCGCAAGCAACCCCTCGGCCAAGGCCTTATCGAAAACCGTCAAGTAATGGCTATGACGCTCCAAGCGGTTAGCTTTCTCGGCGGCGATTTTCTCTTTAAGTGTAGCATATTCCATTGTCGTAACCCCTATTTATTAGCTCGGCCCTTGCGGCCACGAAAACAATCTAATACAACCGTGGCGGATTGCCATTAGACTTTAGTCGTACGACTTTAGTCTAATAGACCGTGGCGGGTCGCCATGCTATAAGTTTCATGCTGATTTATTACTAAGGGGATTCACTATGACTAAGCTAGTACAAAGCGCCGTGATTTATCGCGGCCCCTCACTTTTAGACGGTGAACCGATTGCGGTTGTCGCCGTTCTTTCGGCCCGTAACCGTAAAACGGGTTTAATGGTTCAAACCTATATCTTGCGCGATGATATCGACCCCCGCGAAGCTAACCGCACGGGTGCTGATTATTCTATTTGCGGGAATTGCCCCTTGCGCGGCACGCCTAACCCTGAAAAGGGTAAGCTTGCTATCGGGCGCGGGTGTTATGTTAACATCGGGCAAGGCGTTCTTATCACTTGGAAACACTTGCAACGCGGCGGTTATCCTACGGTTGCGGGTCATGAGGCTATCGCGGCCATTGGCGCGGGTAAAATGGTAAGGGCGGGTACATATGGCGACCCCGCCGCCGTGCCTAGCTACATTTGGGAAAGCTTGTTGAGCCGTGCCAAGGGTTGGACTGGCTATTCTCACCAATTCGAAAACCCCAAGGCCGCCGCTAATCCCGCTTGGTTTATGCAATCGGTCGAAAGCGCCGAGCAAGCTAAGGCCGCTTGGGCCTTGGGTCGCCGTACATTCCGCCTAGTCAATTCAGAGTCCGAGATTGTTAAGGGGTCCGAGATTGTTTGTCCCTCTAACAAGGGGGTGCAATGCACCGATTGCGGCTTGTGCAAGGGTAACAGCGCAAAAGGTAAATCCATTGTTATTGAGGCCCACGGGGCCGGAGAAAACCACGCCCGCAAGGTTGCGGCATAATAGAGGAGTCTAGCTATGTCTGATTTGTACCTTCATTTTTATAATAAAACTAAATTCGAAACCTATGAGGCCGCTAAAGAAGCGGGGGCGGTTGTTATTTGTGAGGCCCCCGCCCACGAGGATCAGGTAAATTCATGGGGGTTCTATGGCGGGGCGCTATGCGATGCCATGCAAGCGGTACAAGCCGCCTTGAAATGCGCGGGGGTAACCGATTCCCTTGATGCCGTGCTTTTTGATTGCGAAACCCGCATTTTGGCTTGGAGTGATGAATAATGGCTAGGAAGCGAATTCACCTTAGAAACGTGACCTTTTCGGTCTATGAAATCGAAACCGATTTAGAGACCTTCGACGAGATCGAAAAACACTTTTTCAGCCTAGACCCTTATGAGCGATTGGACGCCCTCGTAGAAAATGAAACATTCGAGTGCGCGATAAATGAAATTCAAGACATGGGGCAATGAGTGAACAACGAACCCATTTTTAACCAAGAAAAGCTAGAGACGTTTCTTTTATGGGGGGAGTTTTTACTAAAAGGCGCTTTCTTTGTTTTAACATGCGGGGCGCTTTTACTGCTTATTCTATGCCAACCGAAAACCAAAAAACACTAGGAGTCTAAAATGCTGGTCGATATCCCCGAGGAATTTGTAGAGGATTTTATGCAATTGCTTATGGATCAATTGCACGAAAAAACCCTTGATGCTTATAACGCAAAATTAGACATGTGGGACGCGCAAGCTAAATTAAAAGAATTAGTGGAAATTCAAAAAGAGGTTGAAGAATTGCGCGAACGAAATGAAAACCAAGCCGCCACAATAAATGACTACATGAAAACTACAGGGCAGCTGATTTTCACTGAGGCAAAAAAGAAAAAGAAAAACGCAAATTAGGCGCGGGCTATTTAATAACCCGCAGCCCGTGACCTGATACCGCTCGAAGATGGTCATTCCAATCCTGCCCCGAAAGGGGCGGGATCATGACGTAAGCTTTTCGCTTACATTGCACCTCTAGGCGGTTGGCGAGATGGTAGGCCTTGGCCTGACCCGTGAAGTTTTCGTCATTGTCGCCAAAGATGACAATTTTCTTGGCCGCTTCCGGCGGCTGCCACTTGGCGAGCAAAGTGCCATTCACGCAAGCCCAGACAGGCATCTAAAACATGATGGCCGCGCTAAGGGCGGTTACAATACCTTCCGCGACC